GGGAAGCATAGAAACATTGAGCGTTTACGAGCGGTTGATGCTGGACATCGCGCAGCTTGTTTTCTGTAATCGCCCAGGTGGGAATTGTCGTGTCGTTTGAAAGCATCCGCAAAAGGTATTGTTCAGACGACATCTCGGTGGAAAATATAGCGATTCCTGGATTGTCTATCCCGTGACGATAAAGGCGGCAGATCAGGTCAACCAGAACCGCCGACTTACCTGTGGAAGTATATCCTCCAATAACCCATAGATGTCCAGGAGTTATCTTTCTAATCGTCTTTTTCAGGATGTCATAGCATGGCGAAAACCCTGGATAACCGTTTTTTATATTCGCGTTGAGCTGCTTTATTGTCGATTCGACCTGGTTAATCTCGACCGCATGGCTTGTCTCTATGGAGAGTCTTGTCGGGATCTCTTCGAGGGAGTCTTGCCCTTGTGCCTGAACCGCAATCCCACGGGCCTGCTTGATGATGCTCCGGCGGGTTGATTTCTCTTTTACGATCTTGACGTAATGGAGGACGTTTGCCGCCGATGATACGCCGTCACAGAGTTCCGATAGGTAGGCCCCGCCTCCAATTGATTCAAGCCGGTCAATCTCTTTAAGGTGATTTATCAATGTAACGAGGTCGATGGTTATCCCTTTTGCGGACAACACCGCCATACCGCCGTAAATCTCCCCGTGGCGGTCAAGATAGAAGTCGGACGGCTCAAGCATCGGCCTAACTGTCTTTATTGCCTCTGAGTCGATCAGGACGGCACCAAGGACGGCTTTCTCGGCCTCTTCGCTCCAAGGGTCTTTAATTGGCTTGCTCATAGGTTCAATTCCCGGCAAATGGCCTTTATCGCCTTGTCATATTCCTTCGGAGGGAGATCAACCAACTCCCTCTTGCGCCTCTCGTACTCCTGCCAGCGTTCATATTCATCATCTTCGCCGAGGAACAGGCTATCACCTTGAAATCCGTCCATCTAAACCCCCCTCTTCCACATAACCCGATACCGTTTCCCGTCCCACTTCCAAGCCGTGACCTCACCGTTCCACTTCACCGTGATCGCATCCGCTCCATGGTGCTTAACGGGCTGGATCTCCACCTGTTCCGGCAGGATCGCCCACCATATGATCGCCATATACGCGGCCATAATCACCGCGGCGAGGATGGATAGCTTTGTGGGTCTGGTCATGCGGCTTTCCTCATCGCCCACAAAAGCAATTCCAGATCGCAAACCTTAAAACTTGCCCTCATCTGCGCCTTTACATACAAAGCCTCATATTCTACTTCACCCATCCAGGAGATTACCCAGCGTCTAAAATCCTCCGGGGATGCGTGAGCATCGCGGTGGCACCGAAAACAGACAGAAACGCCGTTGTCGATCTCCCAACGCGTCGAAGGGTGTGCAGCCTTCCCGAAGATGTGATGATGGTAGCAGGGGGTCCTGCCGCACTTTTTACAGTGGTTTCCGTCACGGTCGCGGACCTTCCGGGAAATGATGGCGTCCAGGGACTTCTTGAGGGAGGCCTTCCGGGAGGTCTTCACCCGCTTTGGTTTGAGGAGGGAGAGGAGGGTCATAGGGCTATAGCCTCCCTACTGGCGCATAAAGCTCTTTAATTGCCGGTATGCTCCCCTTGTAAGCCACAATGATCTTCTGTTCGCGCTTTGGGAACTTTCGCATGTTTAATGTTTTTTTTGCATGTGCAAGCCGCGTGAACTCACATTCGAGGTAAACGATCTTGTTATATATACTTAATCCTTGCGCTTTCAGGAACATTTCCGTTTCTGCTTCTGAACAGTAGTAAGCGCCGTCTTTGTCTCTGCTATCACCGGTCATTACCACAAAGAAGCAGTTGTCGTTAAGGTGCGCCATTGCAATCTTATAGCCGCTGAAAAGTGCGTCCCTGAACTGCTCATAGGTCGAAAAGGAATTAATTTCACCTTCGGGCGGCTGCCCGTCATAGTCGATGTATTTTTCCACCTTGTAGTAGGGCGGACAGGTAAAAACAAGGTCGAACATCCCTTCCGGCTCATAGGTGGACGAATCGCTTTTGATCCACTTCGCGCTGTTCAGCCCTTCGCAAATCAGATTGTTCGCGTCGCATTGATTCTGCCTAATCTCGCTGGCCGTGTAATCGTAGCCGTATGATCCGGAAATGAACCCAAACTGAACCCCGCCGCCGAAAGGGTTATAGACCCGCCGCCCCGCTTTCGGCATGAAAAACCTCAGAATGACCTCACAAGCCACGGGGTCAAGGACAGATGCGTTCCCGTTGTGCGAGTGCCCTGTGACAACATTGGCAAAACCGTTAGAACCCTGCCAGCAGCCATCACGCGAGGCGAACATGGGATTCTGTACGCCTTTCAGTGCTCCGGCGGCGTTTATCTTCTCGTTCCATTCTCGCTTGAGACGCAACCAATCGCCTTTGACGGTATCCCAGGCGTTTGTCATGGTGATGTGGGCTAGGAGCTTGTGCCGCACATCCGCAACGTCGCCATTGACCATGTAATGAAAGCCCGACATTTTCAGGTATGTCACGAATCCGAGACTTTCAAACAACTTCGGCGTCTCGAACTTGCTTTTCGGGTCGGTCGTGATTATTGCCGGGTAGCCGCTTGTGTTCTGGTTAATGACAGCCTGCACCATATCCCGGTAAAGATCGTCATCATAATGACATGGCCTGATTACAGATTGTAAAAGGCAAAACTCTTTGCAAGCGTGGTTGTCTTGGAATGTCATAAAACCGCTGAATTCGCCGTTGATTTTAAGGATAATTGCTGAATGAATCTGCATGTTCTTCCTTGCGGCCCTCTGAGCGATACCGTCCTCAAGAGCCAGCTTCGCCACGTCTTGTTCGTACCCCGAACCTATGACGCTTTTGACATAAAGAAACTCCACGCTTTGCCTTAACAACGATGTTTGAACCTGCAACATTTTTCGCCTCTCTTTCTGTGCCTGAATGTCTAGGCGATCAACGCCGCATTGGTCCGGGCATTTATCGCACGTTTCAAGGAATACTCCAGGACGATGCAATGATACATTCTTGCCGCCCCCTATTGATTCTTTCTTTTTGGTCAGGATGATATCGCCACAAACCACGCGGGAATTGGTTTTCCTTGCCCTGAGTGGATTATCAATGATCGGTGTCAGCGATAACAAATAATCTTGCTTTTCTTGCTGCTCCCTTGCCCACTGTGACGATCCGAACTGACAGGTGACAACACGGTTGACGCTCTTTATACCAGCCACACGGAGACGTTCAAGCTGCCCTACGCGGTGCTTTATTTCGGCGGTTGTGTCAAGTCCACTCGTTGAGGTATTCACGACCGCCTTGAGCTTTCGGAGCCATTCGATTTGACCATCTGAAAGCGTGAGCCAGTGTTTCGTGACGATAACGGGAATCTTCTTACTCCACCATAGAGCCTTGCAAACGGTTATGGTATTGTCCCAATCATGTGAAGGGTCTCCAGCGGTCCCAACCCTGTACCATGCCGTGTCATAATGTCCCATGACGCGCCGAATAGTGGCGCAATGTTCCCGCCCCATGAACTTACGGCTCACACTCTTGGTGAAGTCTATCCCGTACAGAGCGGCTGTCTTTGCAGCGTAGCACTCACCATAACACCCGCCGTCTGGATATGCTGCCATCCCATAGGTGCATCCCTTCACGGTATCAACATCAAGAACGCCTTTGCTGTTTTCAACGACCGTCAGGACGGGATGGTAAACGCCTTTTTCATACTCAATATCTGGGATGTCTTGAAATAGCGGCTGGTTTTTCAATTCGTTGCCTCGTTGTCTGAATTGTACCCGCATTTCACACAATGCCAGCCATGTACGAAGTTTTCACCATATCTTGAGCAATCAGGAACGATTGAAACACTCTTACATTTCGGGCATGACTCGGGAATTAACCGCTGTTGCCGCTTGTTTCTGTTTTTCATACCCCTCCTCTTCTGCCGTCCCCTACCCCCACCGCCAAAACCTCCCCCAGTAGAGCACTACGCGTGTCCCTGGTGAGGTCGAAGATAAAATAGATACGGCCGACCACCTTATCGATATTGACCACCGGCCGCCAAATGCCGTCGGAACATTCCAGCAGGTCGCCGCGGCGGACTTGTTGGGCTTCTAGGAGGTGGATGGTCATTGCGTTAAAATCCTCCATGCTGTTGCAACCACTACGCTTACCTGCCCGTTCCCTAACGCCTTCAGCCGATTCACCCTATCCGAAACGTTTCCGGCTTGGCACAACCGCTGCGCTGCGTCGGGCCACGGTTCATCCCATGTCGTTCCTGATAACCATTTTTCCATGCTTTCCAGGGGGAGGGGTTCAAGTGCCGTCCACCCCTCCGGCCAGTTCATCATGTATTCCACAAAGGCGGGCTGCAACTTCAGGCCACGGCTCTGTCCACTGACCGCTCCCAACAGCTTCAGCCTCGTTCCCTCGCCCCTGTGCGTCTCCTTGCTCCCTCCGTCCATCATGTTCGGTGTCGGCAGCATCACCTCCGAATACTTCGGCCTTTTGGAACTGTGATATTTCGCCTGCACGAAGTCCTGCATTGTCACCATTGAGGCGGAAGGGGTTGGGGCCAATTCCTGAATCCTCGCCGCAAGGTTCGGCGTGAAGTCCGCCCGGCTCTGCGGGGTATGCTTCTCGGCTCGGGGCGTGGGGAGTTGCCCCCACATTCTGTTGAACTTCTTCCTGTTCCCCGATCCTCCGCAAAGGCCCGTCGGTCCTCCTGTCGTGGTAACGCTCAGAGTCGGAAGTAATTCTCTGCTCAATACCGTTTCCAGATTGTTGAACCTGTCTGCCTTCCGCTCTTCCGAAATATCGCCCGTCATGCACTTCCGGGGGGTTGGTAGTAAGGCAATCTTGCTGTTCAGGTCTATCGTCCATCCCTTCGCCGCTTTCCGCTCGTAATTCACCGATCCCGGAAGGTCTGGACTCCGATAATCCCGCTGCTGTGCTGTTGGCAAGTATCCACACCCGTTTCCTTCGGTGCGGCGCCCCAACATCGTCAGCCCCAAGGAGGAGGGGTCTTGAAACTTCATACCCAAGTCGGCGCAAGTCTCTAACAACCACGGGCAGGTAGGTACGGACTCCCGGCACGTTTTCAAGCAAAACGAATCGGGGGCGCACAATTCCAATGCACTCTGCCGTTGCCGGCCACATATTCCGCTCGTCGTCGGCTCCTTTTTGCTTTCCGGCGACACTGAACGGCTGGCAAGGGAAACCGGCGGTAATGACATCAACCAGCCCCGCATAGCTTGCGGCGTACCCGTCACTGATGAATGTTTTGATATCGCCGAAGATAGGGGCGTCGGGCAGGATTCCGTCACGGATTCGGGCGGCAATGACTCGCTGGCAGTAATCGTCCCACTCACAGTATCCGATTGGGGTATGTCCAAGAAGGAGGGAACCGAGGAGGCCGCCGCCTGCGCCTGTGAATAGGCTAAGTTCATTCACGCCACCCTCCCATTTCCCGCCAGCGGATTAATCCCCCTCGCACAAAGTTCATGGATCGCCGCCCGGAACTTGTCCCAAGGGACACACGGAAACGTCGCCCTGTGAAGCCGGTGAAAATCCTTTTCCAACTCCTCGGCGTAATTGTATCCCATTGCCCCCAGGAGGTTGACCGGCGTGATCCGGTTGTGGTTGGTCCCTCGTGACAGGCACTTATATTTTGTCCCCGGATGAGTTTTTAACCACCGATTCCGCACGCACATCCATGAGCACCCAACTTCCTTTGCTATGTCCGGCATTGTTTTGTCTTGATCCTTAAGCATGGCGTCAATCGTCGTGTAGTCAATAGTCGCTGACCCCACTTTCCTGCCCGTCTTGCCTTCCTTCCCCGAAATGCCAAACTTTTTCCGCCTCAACATCAAGGCGCTCAGCCCGATGCCGAAATGCTTCGCCTGTTCTTTCACGTTCATTCCGGCGGCGATGGATTCCAGGATCTGTTCCTTTGTGGGCTTGTTCATGGTCGGTTCCTGTTTTTCAACATGATTTGAGGGGCGTCTTTTCCGGTAGCCAGCCCCTATATCAGATATCTATTCGATTAAAAGCTTTGGATTGATCCTTAAACTATCTGCTATTTGAGATAGCCGCTTAAAGGTCGTTGATTGTGTCTTAATGATTTTTCCGTAAGTTGTTGGATGGAGAGAGAAAAGAACGGAAAACTTTTCCCTTGTCAGCTTGCGGCGCTTGCGCTCTTTTTCCAGTCTGATTGTATTTATTTTCATAGTTGAGGATTATTGCACCCGGTTTCTATAAAGTCAAGAGGAACTTTCTTGAAATAAAATGCCCGATGCTCAAAATATGAGAAAATAATTCTTGACATTAAAAATAACGGTGGTATCCTGTAGCCGTCAAGTTAGACAGCCCTTAACCGGGCGCTCTTTGGACAAATAGCAGTTACCTCCCCAATCCTCGGATAGCCTGACGGTCCCGAGAAGCAGGGAGACGATAGACCCCGCAGCTATGAACTTAGACAGGGCGGATGATCGCCAGGGATGAATCCTTCCGAGGATCGCCCAGGAAAGAGAATCCACCAGCCCATCGGGTAAACGGCACCAGGGACCGCGTAGGCGGTCGGAATCCTGACAGGCGGGGAATGAACAAGGCGGCAGCGTGGCAGTCCAGAGTAACGAACCTTTAGCGGGATGGAGGGGGAAACGGCAAGGATAGGTCCACATCATAACCGGCTCGGGGTGTTTGTGGCCCTCGGTACGCCGGGAACACCGGCGGATATTCCGCGCAGACGAAAGCCTGTAATCAGGCAATCGGTCGAAAGACGGCAAATGGAAGCCGCATCATGCCCAAGTATTAACGGTTCCTTTCTTGAACAGCGACCGTGACAGCCGGAGTGACGGCAGCGGCAAAATCAGGTTGGCGGCACATCCGAACGAAACCGCCGGGGTTGTGTATGTATGCTGGCCGGGGTTTTCTACCTCGCCCCGGCCAACTTAAAAGGAGAGCGTCATGGACTTCATCATCCCTGGATATTTCATCGACGGCTTGCTCTGGTACTTCATCATTCTCGCTGGTCTGACCGTGATTCTGATCGCTGTCGGCCTCGTTATGCTCCTTTTCGCTAAACCGATCAACCAGACTATCAGGAGGATTGCGCCATGAACAGCGACCTAAACGCAGCAAGGGGCATGATTAACGGGATACTGGTGGGGATTGCGTGCTGGGGAATCATCGGAATCATCATCTATCTGGCGGTGACGCAATGACTTATCCAACCATCACCGGCAAGGGCATCTTTTTCAACCCGGCGCCGAAGGACCGTGAGCCAATCGTCAGGGACACCAGGAAGCCGACGAGGGAGGAGGCGAAGGAGGGACAATGATCTGCAAACCTTGTTCAGTGTGCATTTTGAAAAAGCATTGTCCGCGCTTCGATTCAATTAAGTGGACGTTTGAATGCTGCTGGAATGGCCTTAAAAGCCTAAAGGCTGAGATTAAGTGTGATTGGTTTGATCGTCTCTATAGCCCCGGTGCAAGGGTTAGTGTCCACCTTCACGAGTACCACAATGGATATGATGAAGATTATGAGCACTACAGTGCGGGAGATTTCAAGGGGACCATATCACGGATTACAGCCAAGAGACGCGTTGCCGTTTGGCTTGATTCCAACCAATGCACAGCCAATGAAATAGTTACTGTCCCTTTTGGGAGAATAACATTCATTAACGAGTTGCCGATCAATGTTTGCAAGTGCGGATTGCCAGAGGGAAATAAAAATAAAGAAACATGGTTTTGTGATGAATGCGACAAACTAACCACAGCGCAGAACGGAGGAAAGCCATGACGTTTAGAGAGGCGGACCAGGCGCGGCAGACCGTTTTTCAGTACGACAAACCATCACCGGATCAGTTGGGCCTCAAGCACGACAGCCAGTGCCGGAAGCTCTACGAGAGGCTGCTTGCAGGGCCGGTGGACAATGGAGAAATCCTCTTCGCCCTCCGTATTGGAAACCATACTGGCCGCTTGTCCGATTTGCGCGTCAAACTCCGGCCCTTCCTTATGGACATCAAGGCGACACCGGACCCGGCGAACCGGGCAAAGGTGACATACAGGTTAGCAGGATGATCCCCATGACAGTAGAACGATTCAACCGATTAAACGGAGAACCATCATGCATGAAGCATCAGTGTCAGAAGTGCGGGACGTTCCTGAAATACAAAGCGAGGCGCTGCCCGTACTGCTGCGGGAAGGTCCAGAAAGTGACCGGGCGGCCTTCGTGGATGACTACCCATGCACCTGTGATTGTGGGTGGTTCGGGTTCCGGTCAGATTGCAGACGGGCAGCCTGTCCGAATTGCGGCGACCGAGTGAGAAGGGAAAAACTTTAGGAGGAAGATGATGGAAGGTACTGAATTACAGGTTTTCGATTTAACCACGGCGGCCCTTGAGAAAATGAAAAGCTCGTTCATGGCCCTGAAGGTGGAAAGCGTTTCAGATTCAAAGGGATTCGACCAGGTCCATGACGCCCGGATGATCGTCAAAAAGACCCGCGTCCAGGTCGAAAAGCGGGGCCTCGAACTTCGGAAGAAGAAGAAGGCCGAAATCGAGGAGGACATCCGCAAGATCAACGAGGCGGAAAAGTTCATCGTCGGCGAGCTTTCCCCGGTTGAAGACTATCTACAATCCCAAGAGGACATTGTGACCGCCGAAAAAGCCCGCCTCAAGGCCGAGGAAGAAGCAAAAGAGCAAAAGCGGGCGGAAGATCGGATCGCCTCTTTGATTGCGCTGGGGTGCAATTTCGACGGGCAGGGGTACTTTTACGGAACGCTCAAGATTCCCATGCCCATGTTGAAGGCGGCGGATGACGATCAATTCGGTGGGATGGTATCGGAAATCAAGAAGGTTGTCGATGCCGACAACGAAAAGAAGGCTCAGGAAGAGGCGGCGAGAAAAGCAGAGGAAGAACTCCTTGCCAAGGTAAAAGCCGAACAGGAAGCCGAAGCCGCCCGCCTCGCAGAGATCGCCCGAAAGCAGGAGGAGGAAGCCGCGCGGATCAAGTCCGAACAGGAGCGGGTTGAACGGGAGGCCAAGGAGAAGCGCGAAGCCGAAGAAAAGAAGCTCCAGGAAGAGCGCGAGGCATTTGAAGCCGAAAAGAAACGTCTGGCCGATGAAGAGGCCGCCCGATTGAAGGCCATCGAAGACGAGAAGAAACGGGCCGAGGACGAAAAACGCCATCAGGAGGAACTTGAACAGGCCCGGAAGGATGCAGCGGAGAAGGCGCGGATTGAAGCGGAAGAAAAAGCCAACCGTGAAACGGCTGAGAAAGAAGAGGCCGAACGTAAAGAGAAAGAAGAAGTAGAGGCGAAGGCGGCGCGCGCTCCGGACAAAGATAAACTGATCGCACTGGCCGACTCGATCCCCCTAGTGTTCCCGTTCCCGACAATGGCAACTGACGAAGGGCGGGCAATATACAACAGATTCAGAGATGATCTTGACGCCGCAATCCATTTGATGCGCCAAGCAGTGGAGGAATTATAATGGAACAGACCCAACTAGCAGTGCGAGCAATGCCCGAAAATTCCCCGGCGTCTCTCATGATGAAGGCCGTAGCCGGAGGGATGGACATAGCCACCCTCGAAAAGATGCTTGACCTTCAGGAGAGATATGAGGCGAACGAGGCCCGGAAGGCATACACGGAGGCCATGAGCGCCTTTAAGAAAGACCCCCCCGAGATCGAAAAGGATCGCCGTGTGGAATACAAAACGACCTCAGGAACGACAAAATATGACCATGCCAGCCTCGGAAATGTGGCGCAGAAGATCAACGCGGCCCTCGGGATGCACGGACTTTCGGCGGCATGGACGACCGATCAGAACGAGAAGGGCGTCACAGTAACGTGCAAGATCACCCATACCCAAGGCCATTTTGAAACAACCTCATTGACCGCGGCCAATGATTCGTCAGGCGGCAAGAACGCAATCCAGGCACTGGGATCAACGATCAGTTACCTCCAACGCTACACCATTCTTGCCCTTACCGGTCTTGCCACGAACGACATGGACGACGACGGAAAGTGGTCGGAGAAAGAGCCTGAATATGTCACTGAAAAGCAGCTTTCGACCATCGTTGATTTTATCAACGAGAAGGGTGTTGACCAGGTTAAGTTCCTCAAATACATGGGCTGTGAAACGGTAGAAAAAATCCTTGCAGCCGATTTCAATAAGGCCATTGCAAGCCTCAAGGCCGCAAAAGGAAAGGCGGCTGCCTAATGCCGATCATAATTGATTCCATCGACCAGGGAACGGAGGAGTGGATGCTTTGCAGGGCCGGGAATCCAGGGGCGTCATCCATCTCTAAAATCATCACAAACAGCGGCGAGCTTTCCAAGTCCCGCCAGGATTATCTTTATCAGTTGGCCGGAGAACAGATCACCGGGAGATGCGAGGAAGGATTTCAGTCTCCCGCCATGAAGAACGGACACGAGCGCGAAGATTCGGCCCGCTCACTCTTTGAAATGGTCCACGACATTGAAGTCAAGAAAGTCGCCATCATCTATAAGGACCAGCTCAGGTCCTTCCACTGCTCCCCGGATGGGCTTGTGGGCGATGACGCAGGGGTTGAAATAAAATGTCCCATGCTGAAAACCCATGTCAAATACCTGATTGACGGGAAGCTGCCCTCTGACTATTTCGGCCAGGTCCAAATGAGCCTTTACGTCTCTGAGCGTCCCAAGTGGCACTTCATGAGCTTCTACGCCGGATTGCCCCCGCTCATGCTCGAAGTCCAGAGGGATGAAGCATATATTTCCAGGCTGGCAAAGGCCCTTGACGATTTCACGGCGGATCTCATGCGGACTGTCCAGAAGTTGAAGGCGATTAAATGAATCCGACCTTCCAGGGCCGCATCGAAAAGGGCCGGCTGATCCTTAACGACCCGACAAAGTATCTTTTGAGGCTGTCCAGCCTTGAAGGAAAACGGATTGACCTGTCGTTAAAGCAGCACCGGGAGACGCGGAGCGACGGCCAGAACCGTTATTACTGGGGAGTTGTCGTCAAGCTCCTCGCCGACCATTGCGGATACACCCCGGAAGAGATGCACGACGCCCTAAAGCTCAAGTTTTTATCGGATCGCTGTATGGATGACAATGGCCTCGTGCGGATCAGATCCACGGCAAGGCTGACCACGGACGAGTTTATTCAGTACACCAATCAAGTAGTCATGTGGGCCGCTTCGGATATGGGAGTTTTTATACCGGACCCGTCACAGGTTGACTTTTAGAACGCCGCCCGGAGCGTCCGGCAGAAGGCTTTTAAAAGCAAGGAGTATGTCGTCAATCAACTCAAAGGGGTGTTCGGCTCGATGTTTCTCTCCGCCTTCGGTCCAATCGTCCTCGACGGGTATCAGGGCGATATGCTTACCGCTGGGAAGGCGCCCGCAACCGTCAACCGCCACATCTCAACCATCAAGCACATGATGACCAAAGCCGAAGAGTGGGGATGGATAAGCGAGAGAACCCTGAAAGAGGTACGAAGAACGAAAAAGTTGCCAGAGAATAACAAGCGGCTGCGCTATCTTTCGGACGATGAAATTTCCCGCCTGCTGGACGCCTGCCGCCGGTCCTCCGTAGCGTCTGAGCTTCTGCCCATAGTCACACTCGCACTGAATACCGGAATGCGCCAGGGGGAGATTTTGGGCCTGCGTTGGTCACAAGTGGACATGAGAAACGGACTCATCCTTTTATCGGATACCAAGTCCGGGGAGCGGCGGGAGATCCCCTTGAACGATTCGGCAAAAGCCTCCTTGTCGTCTATCCCGGAGGACATCACCGGGGGAAAAGTTTTTCAGACACACCTTGAGGGGCCGTCGTGGACAACGGCGCTTCGCCGGGCGGGGATAAAGGACTTTCATTTTCATGATCTGCGGCACACGTTCGCTTCGCGGCTCGTCATGAAAGGGGTTGACCTTGCCACGCTTCAATCGCTACTTGGACATAAAACTATAACCATGACGCTTCGTTACGCTCACCTTTCTCCGTCTCACAGAAATAAGGCCGTTATGCTGCTGGACGATAGTGCGTGTGTCACATGTGTCACTAAAAATAAAACTAAATAGGTGAAATTATTATGTTCATACTCAAAGCAAGCCGGACTTCAAATCCGGAGTGGGGGGCTAGTACCCTCCCAGGTGGGTTCGATTCCCATGCGCTTCCGCCAACTTACAAAAACACCCCACCGCGCTTTTGCCGCATTGTGACACAGGGTGACACACCGTGCGTAAATAAGTGGGGCTCTCGTTGCGTTTTTCGCTTGCTCGTATTACCTCTACTCCTGATCTCTTGCGGCGGTGGTGGTGGAGAATCAGCCCCAACCACACCTCTGCCGCCAGCGGCTATATTATCGCCAGCATACAGACATCCCTCCCCCCCACGTTTCGAGGGTGACAGCATGGCGGCGGGGCTGTCCTATGATCTGGTCAATAAGAAGGTAATCACGGCTTACGACTGGCAAGAAGCGTTTCCCGGAGCAGACATCCGGGGCGCATCCGGCGCACAACTGGCATTTATAACCAGCATTTACGACCACAGCCAGACCGACACAGTAGTATTGTTTGCGGGATTCAATAATTTAAAGGATTTGACCGCTCCTATTGATTCGATTGTCGCGGAGTACAAGGCCCTGTATTTCGCTCTCCCGGCAAAGCGGGTGATCTGTGTCGGCGTTCCATTGATGGACCACTCTAAATCAGATGGATGGTGGCCGGCCGGGGTGCCTCTGCAAAACTCCAGGATTCAGGAGTTTGACGACAAAATAAAGCTGTTCTGCCCGAACTACGTCAACACTCCCGCTCTGCTCGGCCCGGACGACACCGACGACGGGGTGCATCCGAACCGGCAGGGGTATCAGAAGATCGCGGGGGGAATAATGAAGTATGTTCATTAATCTGTCTTGGTAAAATTGAACCCCGTATCTGTCGCGGAAATTGTTCTTGTTCCTGCAGAGGATGTAACCCCCGCCCCCATGTGTATGGTATCACCAGCATCAAGAAATAATTTAACCGATGTGCTGAGATTAACGACTGCTCCGATTGTCGCATCACGGGCGGATGATCCAGTTGCTTTCCTACGCTCTACTGCCGACGCGTATGTCGCGTTTCCGGTTTTAATATACAGCACAGCAGCAGCCCAAGCGTTAGGAGTCCCATTGTTTGCAGTAATATCCATAATGATATTATATACGCCAGACTGCTTAACAACCAACGACAGGATCGACGATGCGGCCATGTCGCCTGCGGACGTGATGTCCGATGATAGATTTTTCTGATACCCGTAATCGCTTTTAGGGTTCCATTTTACCATCGGCGCATTCCCCCCGCTAGCTTGGATGGTATGGTCGGGTGTGTCTGCGGTGTCATATTGATACCTAATTTTGGTCACAGCCACGCAGAAATGAGCGGAGTTGCGGGTGTAGGTGGACCCATCTTCAAGGAGGAAATAGTCATCATCCGTCGCCGTGGTGGTCGTCGGAACCACATTGAATCCCGAATATCCACCCAGCGCCCAGACAATCCCTGTGCCGTCCCAAATGGCATAGAGCCATGCGGTTTTTATCTCAGCATCGAGACTGCCCTTGCTCCAATAATTAGCAGCGTCAGCCATGACGATCTGAGACGTACCCGAGAGGTAGGCCGCGCCTCGGGTCCGGAAGCTGTTTCCGTTGCCGTCAGGGATTGAAACGCCGATGATATTATTTCCTGCCGGAGCCAGGCCGGACGACTTGGCGAAAATATCCAACTTATTGACGGCCGCATTGACGACAGGCTTGAGGTTGTGGACATTCGCCCCGAAGGGGAAAGTCTGTTGAAGCTCCCACCTGACCGTTCCGGGGTTCGTGGCCGGCGCAATATTGAACGGTGAGTTCGTCGCCGCGCTTGATGCTCCGTTCGCCTTAAACAGATGCATCAAGCCGTTGATACCCACAAAAGCGTAATCTCCTGCCGTAATGGTCGCCCCGTCGATGCCGTCCAGATCTGAACCGCCGCCGCCGATCAATCCCGTCTTTGACCACTTAATCTCGTTTCCCATTTATATCACCTCTTTCAATCCAAAAGTTACCGGACAAAAAACACCGCTTCCAGAATAATTTACCACCGGAGATCCTTCCCGCTTCATGAACCCAATAAACTCCTTTTCCTGAATGGCGTCAGAGACAAGATAGATGGCCTGCGGCTTCGGGCCTACCATGTCCCAGATGTCATGCTTGAATTTGTAGGCATTCTCCCGAGTCTCGAAAAGCGAAAGGCCATCAAACGTCTTGACGATGTTCCGCTTCCTGAAATAATCCGCCCCGTTGTTCAGTTCCTTTTCGATGGAATAATCCTTCGAGCCCTCTGAGAACCCCGTGGCCGCAGGGTCTTTGAACTCTTCAACATTCCCCGCCCTGACGATGCCTGCATAAACAGGATCGGTAGCCGTCAGTGCTATCCTGACCTCGTGCGCCCCCGCAAAAAGCGCATAGTCGGCCCACAGGTTCCCACGCACCCCCGGCAGGTTGTAGACGCCCGACACGGAAACTTCGTCAGAGGGATAGGAATACCCGCTTTCATTCTGGTAGCCTGATTCGTTCGCGTAACTCTCACCCGATCCCGCGGTAATGACCGCGCTTGTCGCGTTGGTGTTGAACAGTGCCACCGCCTGCCCTTTCGCAACCTGCACCGTCAGCGTTGCCGTGGTTGTCGTCGCTTTCCACAAATTCGTTGTGAAGTCGTCCCGGAGGTTCGCAACCGGGAAGCTCGGGTCCTCAGAGGAGGCGACGACTGCAGACACGTTATCAAGCCCGGTTGCGGTATCAATTATGATTTTCATGCCGCTGCAATGGCCCCCTCGCCCTCAATGTTGATTGAATCGTTAAGGAAATCATAGGACAGCTTCCGCGCTCTGATCCATGATGACAGGTCCGCAATATGGGAGGTGTCTGGTATGGTGATTTTCTGTCCCAGTCGCGGGAAGTTTCCGGCGATCATTGGCACGCTGATATTGATCCGGGGTGAATTTTCGATGGCCAGAATATCCGTCAATGCCGCCTCGATGTTTGCCTGTGTCGAGTGATAAGGTTCAACGCTTGTCGTGGTCCCGTAAGAGTATGCGGAGACTTCGGAATACACTACGCCGCCGGAGCTACACGTTATAGCCGCAAGAGGCGTCTTGTTTTTATACTGTGCCATTGCAAAAAACTTGAACTCCGTGAGATCCCAATCGGCACCGTTATCCAGAAGCATGTCCACGAGATAGGCCGTAGAACCGATGATATAAATCAGGTGGCTGTAAAATGCCGCTATGTCTGAGGCCGTGTTGATTGCCAGTCGGTCGGATGCCAGCGTGTAAAGCACATCAGGGGACGAGGCGCGGGCATATCCAGTGTCAACGGATGTTATTTCCGGTATCCTCGACAGAATATCGGTTATGGTGGCGTTCAGTGTCATGTTCCAGATGGGAGCCAGCTTTGAAAAATTCGCCCACACGGTCGGCGTTGTCCCGCTTGCCGTGAAGATATTCCCGGTGACGTTCGTCCCCCCTACATTCGTGAAGTCGTCCCCGGCAACATAGGAAATAATTTTATATGCCCTGCCGGACACGAGCGGGCCAACTCCTTTTATGGTCAGCATCTCGTCATAAGACGGTCCATGCAGTTCATAAGACACGCTCTCACGGTCGAAACTTGCGAGGTGGGCCGTCCCCTCAAATATCAGTTCCCGCGCCGCCTCTGTTGTGTCCGTGTAATAAATGGCGATAGGACACGAAACAGGGGGCGGGTAATCTCCCGCAAAGAGGAGCGGGTTGAACTGAATGCTGCCAAATGTAAGCCTGGCATATCCGCCGTGATCGGACGGTAAGGCCAGCATCGGCGCATCAAACCCAATGATCCGGGGCTTCCAGTTGTTCGTCAGCCCGTGGCCGTCGATGGAGACGTAGTTTTTAACGCCATTTATTGTTATTTCAACGAGTAGCATCAATACACCCTCTGCATGGGGTTCACGTTGCGCTGGTTGCGGGCGACCACCACACCGTCGGCAATGACTTTCATTTCTCCCTCAAATTCTTTCCCGCCGATAAAGAGTTGAAGGTTCTGGATCACGACCCCTTGTGCTCCCCCCTTCATCTCAACCGGAATGGATTTCCCGTTCGGCAGGGGAACGTGGGCCTCTGTCCCGTGCATTAGGGCCATGTATCCAGTATTGGGGCCGGATGAGATGCCGCCGTTTCGCCATCCTTCCTCTCCGCTTCCGCCGGAGTTGGGGTTTCCGTCCGATGTGCTGCCGCCACTTTCATCGACACCACTTGCAGCGTCCTGATAGCTATTCCACGAGTCAGCAACTGCCTCCGCTTGGGTTGTAGCGATGCCACTTGCTTGATCCTGATAGCTATTCCATGCAATAGCGGCATTAAAATCATTGTAAAAGCCAGGGGCAGCAAGGGCACCATCAAGCCATGACGCTGCACGCCCTGCGGATGTCCACCCATAAAAGTTCCCTATATTTTCGAGCGCCCCGAGAATACCGCCCCGCAACGCCCCGCCTAAAGCGCCCGCCAACGCGCCAGCCAGCCCGCCAGTAATACCGCCCTTCACCCCGCCGCTTAGGGCAGAATGGCCTATATTGCTGGTCATCGTGTTGTCCATCAGTTCGGCCATAAACGGGTTACTATCACGCCATCCGTTACTTTCAGCCAGCGACGCCGCAAAACTGTTCTGGCCTGGCTCAAGAGAGCCGCCCGATGTCTCCATCAACTTCCGCACAAGTGCCGCATATTCGGCGGGGACAACCATTTCCCCCTCATGCAAGAGAGAGATTTTATCTTCGGGGACGGACCACTGACCAACGGCAAGACCGAGCCAGTCAGACGCGGCCCCGATTGCGTAACTACCCAAAGCGGAGAGGCCGGAAGTGACATAGCCGGAGGTTGCCGAAATGCTGTTCATGGTCACGTTCGTTTCCATCCATGAAACAACCATATCAGCGGCGGAATCGGCCAACTTCTTCAGCATGGAGTCCATGAGGCCGCGCCATGCATCCTCGATGTTCTCGAAATCACCCTTCATTGTAGAGAAAAGAGTTGATGACAATGCCTTGCGGGAGTCGGTTCCGAATGCTTTCGCAACGTCATAGGAGTAATCGCCCCAATGCTTCGCGTCCTTCTCGGCCTCTTTGTAGTAGGCCTTTATGCCGTCTCGCCAATCCTTCGACGCCTTGAGCTTCTTGATCTCAGCCTTTTCCGTTTCCTCGGCGACCCAACGGGCGACGGCCACCTCCGAAACGCCCATCTCCCGATATTTTTTTGCCTGATCTTCAATCAGGGCGATTGAGGCGGCATAGGACTCAGTCTCGAACCCCCGGATGTCGGTGTAGATGTCACGCTCGGCTTTGACGCGGTCCTCTGCCCGTTTCGCGTCCTCTTTTTTCTTGTCCTTGTAAAAGTCAGCCGCTATTTTTTCGCCCTCTGTAACCCTCTTTTGGCTGTCCTTCTCCCACTCTTCACGCTTTTTGTTGGATTCTTTGACAATATCATCCCCGTCCTTCCGCATCTTTTCTTCGAGTCTCAGGCGGTCAACGGTCCATTCATAAACATTGCGATTATATAAGTCCTCTGCCTCTTGCTTGTCTCTGATAGACTCGATAGCATCCTTCGCGGCAAATTCGGTTACTTTCTTTTCTGCTTCCCGCTTTTCAAGAGAGGCCCTTAAAGCGTCATTATCGGCCTTGGCCCTTGCCGCCTTCATGGCCGCCCCAAGATAGGCGTCATCTTCTTCGGAGGACTTGTTCTCTGTTATAACCGTTTTATGATACAGCCCCATTTCGTCGCGGGTGATCTTGTACTTGATAGGGGGTGCGCTTGCGGCGTCGATCGCCCCGACAACCATGCTCTTAAAAAACCGGGAAACGGCAAGAGTGGCGTCGTTGTATTTCTTTTCCATCCTGTCGATGGCGTCTGCCCCTCCATCGACTTTTGTTGTCTGCTGCGCCTGCAACCCCGCCGCCGCCTGTATCGTCAGGTTATACATGGCCTGCGTTTTCTCGACGGCGGTCATCTTGCTTTCGAGGCCACCGAAAGCCGTGGCGAGGTCAAGGGAGGTGCCGAGGTAGGTCTTGAGGCCTTTCGTTCTCCCGGATTCAAGGGCTTGCGTCAGATCATCAAGGGCGGTCTTTGCGTCCACCCCCACCGCGTCACCGAGGATCAGCGCGGCGTCGGCAAGGTCTGTCAACTGCTTCGGGTCAAGGCCCTTGGCGAGCCCACCGAGGGCGATCTTCATCAGGTCAGATTTTGCTATCTGATTATCTGCGGCCCGGTCCATCGCCTGCACGATCTCGTCGGCGGTCTGGTTATACTTTCGGCCGAGGTTGTCGAGGATGCCGCGTTGCTCGTCATAAGATGCCCCCACTTTCGCCATGTCCCATGCTTTCGTGGCGGCCATTGTCGCGGTCCCTATTACGGCTGCGGCGGAGATCCAGTTGGACTTTAGGGATGATATAAGGGAGGTCTTTTCTCCGAATTGCGCCTTGTCGATAGCGGAAATCTTCGCAGCCGATGCTTCGTGCGCCCTGCGGATCTCGTCGGCGGAAGAAGTGGCGGATTTCGCGATGGCGTTGTAGGCGTTCTGGATGTTCTGCCGCATAGCGTTGTACATCTGATCGCTCTGCGTGCCGACCGTCTTGAACACCTTATTGATGTCAGCGCTGTTTTTCTCAGCACCGGCAAGAATATCTTTTTGGGCCTTTGTATATTTCGTGGCGTCCATCGACAATTCCACGAACATTGTCCCAACTGGTTTTCCCTCAGCCATTTATTTGCCCTCGATAATAGCCCTGGCTTTACTTTCAGCCGTGCGGAGTCCGGGCCTCAAAAAAGGCTTCGCCCCGCCCTTCCATGCGCCGAACCCGAACTCCATTTGCGTTGCCCACCATGTTTTCTTGTTGCCTGCATAAACCCGGACGTTTTCCGGCTTGCTCATGTCGAGATTTTCCGTCTTGAGCCTAACGACGCGGATGGTCTTTTTCATTGCGCCGGGCGTGCGCTCCATCCATTCCGGCGGCGATGTCGATTCGACCTTGCGGCCGTTGACAACCATTGTCTTTCGGCCGGGAATGCGGGTGACGGTTCCCTCTCTACAGAAGCCTTTAGCGGCGTCGCGGATAGCTTCGGCGGCCTTAACGACGCGGGCCATCCCTGCCGCCTTGAACTCGCCGTCGAACTTTTGCAGGTTGAAATCAATCGCCCCCATCGTCCCGCCTCTCCCTTTGGATCGTGTGCCATGTCCGGCATACCTTTTCAAAAACTCCCGCCCGGTCCCTGATCCCGTAGCCGTCGATCGCCGCCCAGATCGCGAGGTGGTTTAAATCGTAGGGCTCGCTGTAGGGCATCCCGTGTTCGGTGAACCTCGTCCGCATCAGGACTTGACTACGGACGGTCATGTAGACTTTTGCTGCGTCGGCGTTTTCTTCCACCAGTTCCACCCGACATGATTCGCAAGGCGGATCGGGCGGATTCCTTTCTGCGTAGTCCATGCGGCATTTTTCGCAGGCCGACATGACCACGCCATCGAGTTTAAAGGTGGATCGAGCCTGAAAGTCAGCAAACTCGACCCACTCAATCAGTTTTTTTCAGCGGCTTCGGCCCGCTCCTTTTCCTGCTCCTGGAGGATCTTGTTTCCTTTCGTGACGGCCTCGTTGATCTGAGGCACCCGTTCCATCAGGAGGGCCTTGTTTTCTGTCGTGACGGGGATCAGCTTTTCATCCCGGTCAAAGAGATCATCCCATCCGGTGATGTTCCGCTCCCATCCCATCCGCTGGAATTTCTCGGAGTCAAATTCCTCCGACTCAAAACGCTGATAATGGGCGGCTTTACCTTCTCCGACGAGGGGATACTCGACGCGCTTTTTAAAGCACTCCTTCCGCATGACTTTCAGGTCGACACTGTTCAAAAGCCGAAGATGCACCTTGCCGCCCCCCGCCAATTCAAACGTCCCCGTCACTTCTTTCTCTTCAAGATCGATAATCATTTCCAAAACCTTTCCGCCTCTCGGCTTGTTTAGATCAGGTACATGAAGGCCCCGGAGACTTTCCCGTTGAAGTCCGTCTTGGCCAGGTTGTTACGGTCAGCCTTTACCGCGCCGCAGCTCGTCATAAGGATCGCGCCGCTCGTCCCGATGGTGTAATAGGACGTGGAATTGATCCAGAAACGAGGCCCGGACGTGACGGAATTGATCAGCTTGACCTTGTTCTGTGCACAATTCCGCAGGGTGTTCTGCTCGGGGTCGGTCGGATCGAGGTTGACGCCGGAAATGGATATGGTCCCGCCGTCTGCCGTGCTGAACTCGAACTGATCTAGATCGTCGCCGAACTCGGACGAATCGACCGTCTTTCTGTCCCCGCCGGAGATTTCCCAAGTTCCAGCGCCCAACACCTTCGACGTAGCCCCCAGTGTCACTTTCTGAAAACTGCCGTTCTGGACTGCCGCTCTCGTGGTTCCCATGATATTGTCCTCCTACTTATCGGTTGTATTTTATTCTACCCGCCCGCGAGGGCGGCCTTTGCCGCTTGTGCGCTCTTGCACGCCGTATAAAGGCGGTGCGTCGCCTCATTTACCGCAATCCTTGTCAGATGGTCCGAAGGGATGGAGGTATCAACGAAGATCCGATATCCTGCCGCCTTTAATTCCTGGCAAAATCCGATGTCTTCGCCTATGACGGACCCCGTTTCCTCTTGCTTCTGAAACCGGAACCACGGGCGCGGCATCTTCTTGAAAATCTCCATGTCGAACATGAGGCACCCGGCCCCGGTCGCGTCCACCTCGATCAGTTCATTTTTCCCCCATTCCTCTACACTCTCATAGCCGTTGACATGCTCATTGATCGGTTTTACCTTGAGCATGAGGGCGTCAAAAGGTGGATATCGGCGGAAGGTCAGGCCACCAACCACCGGCAACTTGTGAGACAGGAGCCGCGTGATTGTCTGGGGATGATAGATCATATCCACGTCAAGCATGATCAATCTTGTAGCCCCGGCCATCAGAGCCTTTTTAACGATGTCGTTCCGCAAGGTATCAATCGGCCCGTTGTCGGCATGGATAAAGACATGCTCCGGCTTTTCCATTAGGGCGTAGGAGTAGAAGAAGCCATCCGGGATAAGCGGGAACGTGCAGGGGATGCCGATTGCCAGTTTCTGATTGCTTATTTTCACGGCCGCACCCCCTGAAACCCGCATTGCCAATCGACAGCAAAGGGGAAATAGGGATGGTTGACCGGCATCCGCTCAATGTTTGCGAAGCCCGCCTCTGCCATGCACTTCTCAAGGAGGGCCGCGCTGTATGCGTAAAGGTGCGGCGACGGCTGAATCCCCGAGTAAATATAGGTGTCGTTGAACTCGATCAGCTTTTCCGGGGTCATGTTCTTGACGTACTCTTTCACGAGAAAATCATAGTCAGGAACCACGACACTAATCAATCCGCCCGGCTTCAAGAGGGTCAGCCAGTAGCGCAGGGCCTTCTGGCCGTCCGCAAACATGAAGTGTTCAAGGACATGCCCGGCGTAAATCTCACTGACCGTTCCGGGCTCATACGGCAGGGCCGTTATGTCGCAAACGAGATCCGGGTTGACCTCTGGAAATTGGTCGACGTTCGTGAATCCCTGCATCGGAAAAGGACCGCACCCAAGGTTGAGCCGCACCCCTTCGCAGGCCGGCACAACCGCTTGACGTTGCCAGAAGTCCGCGCCCCATTTCTCGGCAAGGTGGGCGTCGTTTCGCTTCACAATGGCGTCATAGTCGGCATCGATGATCTTGAACGTCTGCGAACCCTCGTGATGGACATAGACATCATGGGCAATCCCGATCCTATGGCCAGCCGCCCGTGCCCGGAGGCAAAAGTCAATCTCTTCCCCGGAGCATGGCCACAGGGATTCGTCAAAGGGGCCGATCTCGTCATAGAGGGACCGCTTGAAGGCCATGCAGAATCCGATGACGAAGTTGACCTCTTCCGCTTCTCCGGCCTGCTCTTCGGAAAGGGCAGAGGCTTCTTTGTAAAGTTCCTCTTTGTTTTGATAGTCAGCGATCTGCGCCCGTTGAAGGCCCGCGGCATAGTTCGTCAGCGGGCCGACGATCGACAAAGGAACGCCGCCAACCTGAAACCCATCTTTTATTTCCTGCTGCGTCAGGATAAGAGGGGTGATATGGCTTTCGAGCCGGGCCGCCCAATCCGGAGTCACCACCACATCGTTGTTTAAAAGGATGATCGTCTCGCCCTTCGCCGCCCGGATTCCCTGATTTACTGCCACCGGGAAGCCCCTGTTTTCCTCGTTCCGGATCACCCGCGTCTCAATATCCCCGGTGAAGGGGGCCTTGAAGGGGGGCGTTGATCCGTTGTCAATGATGATGATTTCACAGTCCTGCGTGCATTCGCGGATAGCTGTGATGCAGTCCTCGGTCATGTCGTGCTGGTTGAAAATGGGGATAATAATCGAAAACATTCTTTTTCCTTCCCGCCTAATTCAGGCTCGTCAAGATTTCAAAATCAACGGCGTAATGCCAAACCTTCTGTGTCCCTTCCGTGGTCGTGGGGTAATCCTCAACCATCAGGATCGCGTTATTTCTCCGCATCCAGACAAGAGTCGATCCGGTGATGGTCAATGAACACTCGTCATAAAGCGCATTTAGGTGGTCATACATGCTTTCAACCTCAGCCGATCCAGAGGCCAAGGAAAAGAGATCGAACTGGATCAAGATATTCTCGTATTGCTCCGTGAACGTCTTTTCCGGGACCGACGAAACGACGCTATGCACCACATAAGGGAACTCCGGCGAATCAGGCCCGCGCCCCTTGTAAAACCGATTCCCGATATCAGAATCCAAAAGGGAGCCGGTCAGCTTGGTAAATAGGGCGTCGTCAAGGGCTTTCACGTTGTGGCCTCCCGCACGGTGATATCCAGAAACCTTCTCCGCTCAACCTCAATAGGCGGCCCAATGATCGCCATGAACTTGTTGCCCTCTTGAATTCTCCATATCTTGTTCGCGTCCTGCCGGTAGCGAATCCGGAAGTTGTGGGTTGCTGTCCCGGTGGTCGCCATGGCCTGAACCGCCTCATCGCTCCGGTGGGTCGTTTTCTGTGCCGCCACTTTTCCGTCTGCCGATCCGCTGGGGGCATCCACCGGAGTCTCGACCGGCGTCCCCATGCTGTCCTTGACGACGGTCTTGTATTGCAGCTTGATTCGGGTGTTTGGCTTAAAATTCATCATGCAACCTCGAACTGGCCAAAAGCGCCTTGACCGCCCTGTTTTCCTGATACTGATAATTCCCGAAGGTCTGATCCTCCCTGTTGTCATAAAGCCCTTTGCAGATCATCAGGAGCGCCACCTTGATCTTGCGGGGGATACTCGCCGCCGCCGTCCAACCGCAAACGAAGCGCACCTTGATCGGATTCGAGGGGTAAAGGCATCCCGACGGCCAGCTCACCCCATACGGCAAAACCACACGCCCGATACCTTCGCCGTTCGTCTCAACGATGTAGTCGGTCCCGGCCGTCAATATCGTTTCCGTCCCGTCCGTGTCTTTCCAAGAGACGCTTGTCACGGTGGTCAGATTTCCAAAGGGCAATTTGATTGCGTCGCCTTCCGGCCATTCGTTCAGGCAATAGTCCCATTCCTGCGTCAGGAGCGCCCGCCGCGTGATGTCCTCGACATGCTCACGGGCTGCCGTGATGATCGCCGTCAGGAGGGTACTTTCTGCACTCACCGCCTCTTTAACGATCACATCGGTGCCGAACTCACAGGTCAGGACAAGCGTCTTGCTGGCCGTCCTGATATACCGTTTTGCTCCGGTGTATTCCTTCTCCTGGATGGTGGTGTCGTTCGCTTCCGTGACCTGAGTGAAGGCCTGGACAACCCCGCTCACCTTCCAATCGGTCCACGCCGTCCCGTCGTCACTCTCCTGGATCTTGCAATCAACCGTTGCCCCGGTGCCGTTGTTCGTCGGCCTCAGGTAAACGAGGGCCTTCTTGCCGATGACCTCTACCGCTGCGCCGAAAAGGGTGTAATCCGTCGTCACCGGGTGGCTACCGGCAGGCGTGCAGGCGTAGGGCGTCAGGTTCTCCGACAAGGTGTCGGGATCGAGATACGCCTGATCGGCCAGATCCTGAATGGTGATCGGCTCAATGCTCGGAGGCGTGACGATTTGCACGTTCATGGCTGATCCTTCTTTCTGAGCTGCGGAAACAACCCGGAGAACCCTTCACCGAGGGCCGTCAATATCTTCGAGTTGGGGAACATGGCCCGGAACACCCCATAAACGATAATCAGGGCCATCCAGTTGGAGCCGATGAAATCAAGAAGGAATTGGTTCGTGTCGATCATAATATTTTCACCCCTTCCTTGTAGATCCCCAGTTCAGGCATGTCGGCCGGCGTCGGGGCCTTTCCGTCCATCCCGTAGCAGATGAAACAGTATTCCGAGCAAAACAGGGACCGCGCATCCGCCGAAACCTTGCCGAAAATCTGGTGCATGATGCTCTGATAGTCGTAGGGGATGCCGATCAGAGATAGGGCGCACTCACCGACGGCCTGCCGCTTCTCGTTCCATTCGTCCTTGAGGGGATACCACCACACCTCGCCGTCGAACTGCTCAAGGCGCCGGGAAAGGTAGTTCAGGACCGTTCCATGTTCAAGAGCCTCGGTAGTGAACCGCCGCCGCTCAAGGCCTTCGTATTCAGAGAGCCGAAGGACCAGAGACGAGTGGTTGACGTTCGACTTCGTTCTCCACCGGATCAGGGAGCCAATGAGGGAATTTGACCGCCATTGCAGGAGGTCGCCGGTCTTCATGGCATCCTTGACTGATTCATATGCGGTCAGATCTTTCATTTCCTCTTCCCCTTCCGCCGTTTCGCCCTCTTGATGAGGGCCTTCTGTTTCATTTTGCCGACCAGTGCGGTTTTCATGCCTTCCGCTCCGGTTGGGCATGGCACATTTTATCCGGCCATCCGAGCGCCTTCTTGACAAAGTTCCCGCCCTTTGCCGCCTGTTCGCATTCTTCAACGGTCTTTCCGTAGGTCGTGACGTGGGTTCTTCCGTGGATCTTATCCCAGCAAACAATAATGACTTGATCCTTGCCAAATTCATCAGCGATCCGCTTTGCTGCATCTATCGGGACATCAACATATTTCCCCATCATCGATCCTTTACAAAATGGTCTTTTACCGTCTCATGGTGCCACGCCCTCGCTGCATTTCCGCCCCATGTTTTCGGGCACGCCTGAATATCGTGTTCACGCGATCCGCAATAAGTGCATCGAAGGAGGTGCCTGTTCGCCTGTCCGCTGGCCGTCTTTGGGCAATTCGTAATCGTATGAAGGTTGCTTCCGCAGTATCCACAATACATCAACACTCCCTCCAAACTCCTTTTTCGAGATACCCATGCCAGTTCAGTTCCGGGGATTCTTTGCTTGTCGTCAGGATAGAAGGCGAAGCGGTTATGGTCCCGTCCTCATGCTCTGTGATCTTCCAAATCTTATCGTTTACGGTTCCTCTGATTCCCGTGGGCAGGCAAAGAAGCCACTGCCCCTTCCATGGCAAATAGTCTCCCGGCTCCATTCCTGGAATGTGGCCGTCAGCGTCTGGATAGATTCGTCTGCCCTGTGTCGTTTTCATCCCTGCCTCACCATGCCGATGATCGCTTCGGCCCTGTCTCCGACCTGTTCAAACCATCGGCTGAAATACATCTCATCCGCCGCCCGGTTCCAGTCGCCGTCGATGATCGCCTTCCGCATGTTCACGAACTTCAACGCTGTCGTCATCCCCGCGTTAAACATGAAATCCGTCAAAGCCGACTTTCTCGCCTCGCTGAATTGATCGAACCCGAAATAGACCCGTTGACAGTCCTGCACCGCCGTTGCGATGTCATCAGAAAGGATCCGTTCAGCGTCATCCGGGAGGATAACCCCGTTGGCGTGTAGCCGCCCTGCTATATCCGCGGGAAGTGGGCGGGTTTCGATGTTATGGCCCCATCCGATAGTGCGCTTCCCTGCCGGGCATTTATAGACCGTCGATGAGTAGCCTTCATGCTGCTTTATGAGGTCGCGGACGTTCATTTATTTTTTTACCCCTTCAATCAACGATGCCCATATCCCCTTCGTGACAACTGCAACCAGCACAAGAGCAATCGCAGTTAAAATGACATTCCCGATGATGCTGCACGCCCGCTTGTAGAGCCCGAGATGGTTCTTGATGATCGTGGCATCCTCAGGACTGAGACCGAGCGAACACACCGGGAGACGCACAGCTACCGCCTCGCTGATCGCTTCTATGTCTGCGTCTGATAATGTTCGTCCGTCCATTGGCCCAGCCTCCTGTTATTATTCCCGCTGCTATGGTGTCGCTATACGCCATGGTGCGCGTTTTATTATTCCTCGTAATGGATGAGGGTACTGGTATGGGGTGTAGTCGTAATAAGCGTTTGGCCCCTCCTCTGAAAACGTCATATTTCCGAGCGTCGGATATGTCGTTCCGTCAGTTGGAGCCGTCGCTGATCCTCCGTTTAATCCGGTGAATGATGCCTTACCTCCGGTTGCTGCTGGAGCGTGGAGGAAGTATTCCTGATTCTCTGTGATTATATTACAGTTACCCGTCCCCGCTCCGGTACAACATGAGGCTACGGTTGCACCCATAAAGCCTGCCTCTGTGCAATAAGAATTTTGCGGCCCCAATGTCACATGAGAAGATTGGTTAAAATACGCACTCCCGTTGTAGGTGTTCCCCCAAATAAATGAATTGTGAACTTGATCCTCAGCAGGCCATGCGGAGCGGGAAACGGGCCAGTTTGACGTTACATATGTTTCTTCTTCGTAAAAATAGACACGCGGGGCATTTGCGACTGTTCCTGTAATATGGTTGTTATAAACAAGGTTCGCACCGCCGCGAGAGACATATAGATAACTTATCTTTTTCCCTCCGGCGTGCATCGTGTTTTCGTAAAACTCAATAACTGACTGCCCCCGCCTTGCTCCTGTCCCTATTTGCCAATAGCCATTTGCTACGCCGCCAGCCGCGCTTCCGTGGGCCATGAACGGTTGTGATGTACCATTGGTAGGGTTTGTGGCAGCGGGAATATTATCGAAATCAAACTCGTTATACCTAACGACTATTTTCCCACCGTTGTCTGTCCCTATCTTTTCCTGGCAGTAGATAGTTGGATAATTCGCATCGTCAATAAAGTGGTTATCCTCAATGAACAATGCGTTCGCGGTTCCCGCCGCCATTGAAACCCACGAAGCAGCCGCCTGTGCTGTGCTTCCCGCTGTAAACGCAATCCCCTTGAGAGAATTGTAAAAATGATTGTTATCTATCACGCCGAATGATCCGCCTACGTCAATCGCCTCATAGAAGAAATGGAAGGTGTTATGGTCAATCCTTAGTTTCGTTAGGTCGATTGTATTGCCTATTCTGATCCCATGCCCCTCCGCAGTATGGTCAACTCCATTAAGCACAAATCCGGTGATCCGCATCATATCCGTACTGATGAAGTTCGTGATATAGAAAAACCCGTTATGCAGATGGTTCCCCGCCGTCAGGGTTGTTCCGTTTCCATTAATTGTCAGGGATTTGCTGATTGTCGTTGAGTCCGTCCATGTGCAAGTTCCGCTTAACGGGAACACTATGGTATCATTCGCAGATGCCGCAGCGTAGGCGGATTCAAAGTTTGCCTTCGTGCATATCCCGTCGCCGTAGTCGGCCACGTTGAAGGAAGCGGCAAAGCCGTCAACCGCGCAGAGGACAGCGAGAAGGATCGGAACGTAAGCCAAGTATTTTTTCATGTTATATCCCCCTCGTAGAGTAGATAAACACATCGTCAATATATACGTCGTCCGTGACCGTGTTGAAGCCGAAATATACAACTGTAGGTTCCGTACTCATGGCGGTAACTGCGTCTGCGTCGGAATCATCCTTCCATGCTCCCGCCCCCACCATCATCGCAGGACCAGCGGCATAGAGCGGAGAGGAAACCAGTAAGAGAATGAGTGATAAAAATAGCTTTTTCATACGCCTCCTGTTATTGACTAACCCACGTTCCGCCGATGCCCATTGTTGACCATTTATGAGCAGCCACAGCCACGACGCAGACGAAATCACCCGCTGCTTTTGCCGCCGCCTGAGTGATGCCTACACCGTCGGCCTGCTCTGTTCCCTTGAGGCGAATGGTTGACCCTGCCGTTACGTCAAGGATAAGATCAGCCGCCGCACCACTGCTCATAAGGCAAAGGCTTTCACCCCCTGCCGCGTCCGGAAGAGTCCATGTTCCTGCTCCCGTGGCGATGAACAGAGTGCCATAGACTCCAGCAGCGGTCATTTCTGCCGCGCTCATGCCGTTTGCGTAGGAGGAAACAAGGACACCGCCCTGAATGGTTCCGGTGATGGCGATAGACGTACACTTGATGATGTTGTATGACCCATCCTTACAGACCACACCCGCCCCGCCAGAGTCATAGTTATCCACCGCCTGCCCATCATGCAAGTCCTTCAAAACCTTCCCCTGATTCGCGCTCAGGGCCGATGTCGTACTGGTGGATGTTAGGGCGTCGATGACGGTCGTGGAACCGCCGCCACCCGCATAATAGAACTGAGCACCGGCCACGGTCGAGGAAAGCAGCACAATGAAGATTGCAAGTATGATCCTTTTCATGGCCGCTTACCTCGACAAGATGACCGTGATCACAGTCACGGCAGAGTTGACGTTGTTGTTGGTGATCGCCAGAGTCAAGGCCCCGGTGATTGCTGACCCTCCGTAGATTCCGGTTGCAAGGGCGGGGATTGCCCGCTGTGATGCTGTCGCGCTCCGATCCGCCAGAGTCCCGCCCATAAGGTCGATCCCGTCCGAGTCGTTCAGGACGATGTCGTAGAGGGCTTGGGGGGCGGTGGCACCGGGGTTGGTGCGGACTTCAAGGATTTTCCTGCCCGCAATCTGATCCGTGATGGTCGAGGATGTTGCCGTTGAGGGGAAAGAGGCATCATCCGCCGAAGCGGTGCAGGTGAAGGTCAGGGTGGCGAGCTGAGTAGGACCACTGGCGCTGTAGACCTCGGAAAAGGCCTGCGTACATGTTCCGGGAGCTGCTGCGGCCCACAATGAGGATGGAAGAAGCGCCAGGGCCAGGGCGATGGTAAAGATTATTCGTTTCATTATTCGATCCTCATGTTAAGGCGGGCCGTCGTTGGGACCGGCCACGCCGGGGAGGGGTTAATTATTCGCCGGTAATCGTCAGACCAGCCGTGACCTGAGCGTAGCCGATCATGTACCAGATCGTGCCGTCACAGATCACATCAGCGCGATCACCGGGAAGAGCGTTGTTTGCAACAAAGGTGATGGTGGTTCCACCGGCGGAAACATCGCCGACCGCATCAGCAGCGATCACGGCAAGACCCTTCATAACCTTCTGAGTCGTGCCGTTCGTGACAACCGTATAGCTGCCGGTCGTCGGGGCCGTCTTGACGATGAAGGTAAACCGGAGCCCTGCGGCCGGAGCCGGAAGGGTCGAAACAAACCCGCCAGCGAGATCGAGGAAGAAGGTTTTCCCACTTTCGGCCGCGGTGATGACGTTGGTGGTAATAACGGTTTCGACGTTTGCCGAGTTATCAGCCGCAAGGTTGATTTCGGCGGCGGTGGCGGTGATCGCAGTTCCGGCCAGTTTCAGGGACGCGCCGGATTCAATGTCAACAGCGCTCCCGGAAGGGTACGATACGAGACGATTCGCGGCCTCGATGCTAAAAACCTCCGTGCCGGCCGACCCGTAGAAAACGAGATCCCCGTCAACCCCTTTTGCCGTGACGTTGTTCAATTCAGACGCCGAGCCAAGGCCGGGAATGAGAATCCCGATCATAATGACGGCGATCAAAAACAATCTTTTCATGATATCCTCCTTTTCCTCATGATGGGCGGCCCGCAGAAGCGCCGCCCGCCGGAGGGGTTTAGTCGTAAATCGCCGTTTCGGGAATCTCTGCGCTGTAATGGGCCTTGCTGAGGATCGCATCAATGGCAAGGTGCGTCGCCGTGTCGCAATCAGCAATTTCCACCTGCGCGCAGTCGTACCCGTCTCCAAGGTCGGAGCCTTCCAGAGGGATGCAATACTGCTTGTTTGCCACGGCGGCGATGTCAAAGGTGTTGCTCGCGGCCGTCCGGGGGACCATGATATCCTCGTTTTTCTGGATGCCATTGGCCACGGCCGTCTTACCGCCGGAGAAGGTCAGGACTTCATTGTCCACGAAGGTGGTTCCGTTGAAGGCGTAACAGATCAGCTTTCCGCCGAGGTCCTGGTGGACGTGCCCGACGCCGCCACCGGCACCTGTCACCGTCTCGCCCTTCGCCGCCGGTGCATCAACCGAGGCGCCGTCGTATTCAAGGACAAACCCGGTGCTGTAATACCTGGTGAATGCGAGGGCTACCGTTGCCGCCGCGACTGCCGCGCTTTTATTCAGCGTGACGGCCGCCGCCTTCCCGATTGCCCCGACCGTGATCCAGAGATCCGCATGGCCGAAGTTTTTCATGCTGAAAATATCGGACGAAACGGTGCTCGTCTGATCGACCGTCGGAAAGGTCAAGGGAACTTTGACATAATCTTTTCCGTACATTGTAATTTCCTCCTTATCCTGTGCCGGGGCCGAAGCCCCGGCCTTCGGTTATTGGTTATCGTTTACGCCCTGGTCGCCAGTGCCACCAGCGGGCTCACCGAGTTGGACCCCTTGAACGGGATCACTGCTGTCTTCCACCGCGGCCGGCAGTCGAAATAGTAGGTGAAGCGCCACGTCCCCTGGCCGTAGATGAAATTCACATGAATCGACATCGCCTCATTGATGTCCCCTTTGTCGGCCGCGACCACCTGGCTCCAATCGGCAAGCAGGATGTCGCCGACTGTCCCGACCGTTTCGCACTGCTCGATCGGGATGACCGGGGCGCCCTTGATTCTCATGATTCCCTGCGCGTCGTAGGTGACGAAGCGGGGCTCCAAGGCTGCGGTTCCGGCGACGATTGAAAGCTGATCCAGCTCGGGACCACAATCGCGGTTGATGAACCAAGCCGGGTTCTTCCCGATGAACCGCGCCCACATGTTTGACAGGTTCTTCGACAGGATCGTTCCCGCCTTCTGCCCGGTTTCCTTCGGGACCGTCACGAGGCAATTCGCATTGAGGGCGCCGAGGCCTTCACCGACTCCCGATCCACGAACACCGATGTTCTGGCACTTGAAGGCGAACTCTTCGCCGAAGAGCTGCCGGACTTCCTGCCCCATGAAGGTGACGTTTTTCTGCCACTCTTCGGAGGCATAGAAAAGGCCGGTCAACTTATTGGGTTCGACACGAACCTTATTGAACTGGGTCTTGGAAGGATCGACGGAACCAAGTTCCTTGTCCGTGTAAACCCTGATCCCACCGCCGCGGGAGCCATCCTTCCGGGACTGTTCATCGATCCCGATAATCTCGATGAACTGCGTAGCGGTAAGGGTCCGCTTTGCCATCCGGGGGAGGATTTCGGAGTTGTTAAAACCGTTGGTCATCAGGTCGGCCACCGTCTCGCCCTGAAGGAACACACCGCCGTCAGAGGGAACGCCAATCGTCGCGCCACCGGTTGCGGCTGCCCTGCTTTCCCGCTGCTCTTTCTCTGCAAGGGAATTCATCCGCTCGGCATACCGCTTTTGGCTCTGCTCAAGACGGCTTCTGGCGCTCCTGACTTCCTGACCGTCAAACGACGGATCGGAGATCATGCGGATATCCGCAAGCTGCTGCCCCAGGGCGGTCGCGTTCGACCCGCGATAGATCGGGGCATCCGGGGCCGTGATCGTCGCGTCATCGGCCACCGTCAGGGCGCCGCCGCCGGTCCCGTAAAGCTCGCCACGAAGCTCCTCCTCTTCCTTAAAAGCATCCCACTGACGCTTCGCCAGGTCGATTTCCGCCTTGAGAGCGGTCCGCTGGGTCAGCTCATCGTCCGTCAGATCCCTCTTTTCCGCCGCTGCCTTCTTGCGGATCTCTTCCATTTTCTTGAAGGCCGCGTCCATCCGTTTCTGGTATTCGTTCATTGCCATGTCCTCCTTAAATTCCGAGTGTTTGTTTATATGCTTCGTCCTCTTCGCCCAGGAGGACTAGGTTTCGGTTGCTGTCCTCCGCACCATTACCGCCGGGAGGCGGGGTTTTCTTTCTGTGCTCGGCAAGACTCCTAAGAGCCACCGTCGTGTCGTTGTAAGCCGCAAAGGCCACGTAAGAGACATCAAATATTTGTTCAAATTCAATGATATGTCTTACCGCTGGCTCTCTTTCGTTCT